ATAAGAATATTTCCAAACTGCGTTAACTTAATAAAACAACTTTCAGGTATACCATTAAGTAAAACCAACGCAGAAGACGTAGATACAAAAGCAGAAGACCACGCATACGATGCATTACGGTATATGCTGATGACAAGGATGACAGGATATGTGTCTATTCATAAAACGCTTAATGGTATTAAGAATCAGGTCTACCAAGTCCATGATCAAACATTTGGGTATTAAATAAATGGCAGCTCCTACAGGTGGTGGTGGTAAGTTTACCATAATAAAACAAAAATTTGATCCTACAAAAACTACTTTGAAAGAAGTAGTTGAGATGTATATTGCTGAAAGTGAAAAAGGTTTTAACGCTGAAGCTTATAGAAGTAAATTTACATCTAAAGGTAGTCCGTTCAAAGATTTTCTTGAAAAACCTGTAATGGAATTTTTGAACTCATCTCTTGAAGATGAAACCAATCCTTTATTAAAATATTATGATAAAAATAAATCTGTAAGTTCAAGAAGATTATATTATTCACTTGCAAAAGGTATAGAGGAAAATGTACAAAGTCAGATAGCTAGGTCTACAGTAAAAGAATTAGCTCATTTTAAAGCTGACGGTATACCTAAATTAACAGATACTGTTATACTTGATCCTAAACCCGGACAAAGAGCATTAAGGTATGCATTTAATCATCAAAAAGCAGGGGAGTTTCAATTAGCTTTACTTGAACATGCTAAAAAGAATCCAAAAGATATACCTGTAGTTAGAGCTACTTTTGCTGCACTACATTTAGGATTAAGACCAAATGAAATTCAAAAAATGCCTGCAACAGCTTTGTTTAAGCCAATAGAGGGCAGTGTAGCTCCCGGTCTTTTTATTAGTGGTGATTTGACAAAGATGGATTCAGCTATTGATATACCTTTATCGAGTCATATTCATGGTATATTACAAAGCTCACTGAAATCAAATAAACAAAGATTTGGTGACACATCTAATGTTCCTAATCTAATGTTTTTAACAGATGAAGGTACAGCTTTACCTAACGGAGCTATAACTAAACTACTTAAAAAAATAAAAGTTCCCGGAATAATGCAAGACAAACAAACAGGAGAATTTTTAGATTATTTTACTTCTGCTTACGACATGAGAAGATACAACTCAACTATAGCATATAAAGCAAGATTTCCTTTAGAAACTATGGCACGTATGAAAGGAAGAGCTATAACTTCTATAGCAGGTTCAGGATCAGAAGGAGTATATCCTTCCCCTATAACTGGGTTATATGATAAAGTAGATTTAGAACCTCACGAAAAATTAAGTACAATAATACATGATCAATTAAATGATAAATTAAATATATCAAATGAAAACACAATATCTTCTAATCAAGATTTGATCGGTAATTATACAAAAAGCACAGATAAAAACAACTTGGTGCAAACTGTGAGTAGAGATATTGGACAATCTTTTGGGGTGACAGAGGATCTTTCAGCTTCAGATTTTAAAGCTCCAACAGTGCCTGAGGGTCAAACAATAGAAGGTACTTTTACAGATATAACAGCAAAAGAAAAAGAAATATTAGATTTAAAAGATATGGACAGTGAAACTCAAGATGATTTAGCTAAATTAGGTATAGTTGATAAAGAACCAGATTCTGAAAATCTTACAAGAATACAAAAAGCAAAACAAAAGTCAGGTAAGTTGAAAGGAGTTGATCCTTTTAGTATAGGACTTGTAGGTCTAACTGGTGCTGAATTATTAGATGATTCAGGTGAAATTGTAGCAGAGGAAGTAACAACTTCAGCGTTGGGTACGGCTATAAGCAAGGCAGCACCTAAATTAGCACAAACTGCTGCAGGGAAAGCATTACCTATAGCAGGAGCAGGATTTGTATTTCCAACCTCTCCCACAAATGTAGACGAAATAGAAGGTTTTGCAAGACAAGATATTGATAGACGTTTTGGTGGCATAGATCAAATGGATACATCTCAAGAAGAACGAATATTTAAAGATGATCCAAGACTAAGAGGTACAACAGAAATGTACGACCCATCAGAATTACCAAAACGTGATCCAAGTGATCCTTTGAGTGACGAAGCTCAAAGAGAAAGATTTTTAGCGAGAGCTAAAGAAAAAGCAAGTTCAGGCGTTCGTGGATTTGTTACAAAAGCAACTAATAGATAAGGAGAAAACAATGGCAGCTAATCTTAATCAAGGTGCAGCTTATATTATGGGATCAGATAAAGTATCAGTAAATGATACTCAAGGTTCTGATAAACTGTACAGAGAAGGTTTAGAGTTTACAACTGACGTAAATCCAGATGTATTAACTCAAGATATGCCAAAGAAGCAAACTAAACCAACAGTAGAAGCTTCTTTATTTTCAATGGCTGACGACAGAAACTACTTCTAACTAAGGATAAATCATGGCTGATGAGAGTTTTCTTCAACCTGATGACGATACCCCTGTATCTGTAAACAGTCCTGAAGATCAAATGCCGGGACTGGCAGGGTATGTCAAGCAAAAGTTTGAAGATGCAGAAAACGGTAGACGTACTCACGAACTTAAATGGTTACAGTCTTATAAAAACTTTAAAGGTATCTACGATTCTACGACACAGTATCGTGACTCTGAAAGATCTAAAGTATTTATTAAAATAACCAAAACTAAAGTTCTTGCAGCATACGGACAAATTGTAGACATATTATTTAGCAACAAAAAGTTTCCTCTTGTTGTAGAACCAACTCCTATGCCTGAAGGTATAGAAGAGTTTGCTCATAAAAAGACACCACTTGATGAAGCTGAACCAGTGACAGATCCATTTGGATTTGAAGGTGACGGAAGAGAGTTAATGCCCGGAGCTATGTCTGCACGAGAACCTCATAAGCTAGGAACTTATGGTAAAGAGTTTCCTGATATGTTAGCATCAGGTCCTGCAAAGATAGGTGAACCTCAACTAAAACCTGCACAAAAAATGGCGATGAATATGGAGAAATGTATTCACGATCAACTAATGGACAGTAATGCTGTTAATGTTTTTCGTAAAGCCATATTTGAATCAGCATTACTTGGAACAGGAATAGTAAAAGGCCCACTTAATTTCTATAAGCGTGTACACAACTGGGAGATGAACTCTGATACTGGTAAGAAAGAATACTCACCGTATGAGAAAGTCATGCCACGAGTTGAGTACGTATCACTCTGGGATTTTCATCCTGACCCATCTGCAACCAGTATAGAAGATTGTGAGTATGTTATACAAAGACACCGTATGAACAGAATACAGCTTCGTGGTCTTGTTAAACGACCATACTTTGATGCAGCGGCTATAGAAGAGTGTCTTGCAAAAGGTCCTAACTACGAAGATAAATACTACGAAGATACCATACGTGAGGATGATACCGAACCTTACTATCAAGAAAACAGATATGAAGTTCTTGAATATTGGGGTGTGATTGATAAAAAATTGGCTGATGAAGTAGCACTAGAGGGTGCTAATCAAATGTCAGAGTTTGATCAGATTCAAGTCAATGTTTGGGTGTGTGGAGGTATGGTTATCAGATGTGTAATGAATCCATTTACACCTGCTAGAATACCTTTTCAAGCTTTTCCGTTTGAAATAGATCCCTATCAAATATGGGGTGTGGGTGTTGCAGAAAACATGGAGTATTCACAAAAGTTAATGAACGGTCACTATCGTATGGCTATTGACAATTTAGCGTTAGCAGGTAATCTTGTGTTTGACGTAGACGAAGCAAGCTTAGTCCCCGGTCAAAACATGGATATATTCCCCGGTAAGATATTCAGACGACAGTCTGGTGTGACAGGAACTGCTATCAACGGATTAAAGTTTCCTAACACTGCACCAGAGAATATACAGATGTATCAGATATCAAGGCAACTTGCAGATGAAGATACAGGTATACCATCTATATTGCACGGACAAACAGGAGTAACAGGAACTGGTAGAACGGCTGCAGGCTTATCCATGTTGATGGGTTCAGCAGGATTAGCTATGAAAACAGTTATAAAAAATATAGACGATCATTTACTGAAACCATTGGGTGAATCTTTGTTTCAATGGAACATGCAGTTTAATGATGACTTAGGAGAAATAAAAGGGGATCTTGAAATAAAACCTCGTGGGGTTGCAGCAGTCATGCAGAAAGAAGTACGCACACAAAGATTGACTGCATTGCTTCAGACCGTATCAAATCCTATGCTTGCACCTTTTATCAAGATACCAAACTTGATAAGAGAACTTGCAATAGCACAGGACATTGATCCTGATACATTGGTCAATGATGCAAACGAAGCACAACTATACGCTGAAATGTTAAAAGGAATGATGCCTAATGTACA